CGGAGATGGCAACACCCTCTCCAGCAAGGACGTGTTCACTGTTACCTGCCGTCGCCCGGTTAACGGGCAAACGGCAGATATTAACGCACTGCTTGCGTACTTCCGAGACGTCGTCGCGAGTGACGAGTTCGCCGCTATGGTGACCTCGCAATACCCGCTTAAAGACTAACGGAGTATGAAGCAGTGTCCCCTGATATGGCCCCCAATCTTGGGGAGCTGGTCAAGGGTGATCATATTTGGGGCGTTTTGGCTCTGGTTCTCGTTTTAGAGTACCTTGCCTTCCGCAACAAAGACTGATCTACGTTAATTAATTACAACAGTGAGGGTTCACTATGTTATATAGCGCCCAACCTCGATCTACCGGGGTAACCCGGCGAAAGAGGCTTAAAGACATGCCATTTGACATATGTCGAATGTATGTCCACGACCTTGATGAGGGTCAGCTAACTGAGGATGATCTGAAGCGAATCCATGGCTGGATACGTTCTAGGAACATTCCAAAGTTAGCTTCCTGCTCAAGTGTTCTCCCCAATGCATTGTCAACAAGGGAGAGATTTAGGGTCCTAATGCAAATAGAAGCGTTCTTCAAGAAGAACTCTTCCCTTGCGGACGCTAAGCAGTTGAGTGAGGCAACGGTAGCTGCGTTCGATAAGAACGAAGTCCGTTGCAGAATCACCAACAAACGGTTAGATCATTTTTATCTGCATCTCGATCGATTAGATCCTGATATGCAGTTGATGATCACCCGTGCTCAGCGTTATATTGCAAGAGTGCTTGGACCTTTCAACGAGCGGCGGGATGATGGGACCTCAAAAGGGTTCCTGAATCAACTACCAAAACTCGTACGCTATACAGCAGGAGCCACAGCTACACGGTCCCGGAAGAATAGTCAGCCACACAAGAAAGTGGGGCTTTGTCAAGACTATTATACTGGTACGTCACCTTACTTTGATGCTTTGGCCAAATCCTTTGGCTATCGTTATCATTTTGGGCGACACCGGGACTGGAACCGTGTAGTGCAAGTGAGCAAGTCTTATAAGATAAACCGGACCATTGCGTGTGAGCAGGATGGGTCTCTACCCTTCCAGCTTGCCTTCGACGTCTACGGTAAACGTAGGCTGAGGCGCTTTGGTATCGATTTGTCTGACCAGACTTGGAATCAGTTACTAGCATACCTCTCATCGAAACATGGCTATTTAGCCACTATCGATATGGAGGCCGCTAGTGACACGGTTGCGTTTAATGCTGTTGCCTGGCT